CGACCGGTTCTTGTCCACTAGCTGTTTTTAATTCGTTCCTTGAAGGATTTGATGCTTGTAAAAATGCTTGTTGAGAAATAAACCTTCTTCCGTCTGGGGTTCGTATAAATCTACCAAATTGTCTAACATTTTTAGCACCGAGTTCTGCTTGTAGTGCTAATCCACCACGAAAAATAAAATCTCCGGTTGAACTAACGTTTTTGACTATCCTTGTTGGATTAGTCTGTGTAGTTGAAACTCTTTCGTATTCTATTTTCTGTGGATTAATTTCTATCATAATTTACCTTATTGGAAAAATTCCGGATTGATTGATGTTTTAAGTTTACCACCATTTAACAAATCGTATTGTTCTTCTGTTTTGTCATTTATCTTACTTAATAAAGAATTTGTAGTTCCTACTTGTTCTTCCAGAACATCTTGAACTGATTGTTGTTGTTCCATTTGTTCCCCACGAGCTATTCGTTGTAAATCTCTAACCGATATACCGATAGCTGCTGCAATTGACTCTCTTTCAATAACATTAAGAGATTGTATATCACCTATACCACGAACTATATCTTGTATTTCTGTTGTTAGTCCTGCGATATCTCCTTCAAGTGCTAATCGTCTGGCAGTTTCAGTATTGATTTGTTTACCAGTTAAGACTTGTGCTTTGAATTGAGCTGTTAAACTTGACTCAAATTTTAATAAATTATCTGCTGCTTCAAGTACAGTTTTTAATTCACCACCAATCTTAGCCGCTTCAACTGCTGCTCGGGCTAATCCCTCTGCTCCGTCCATTGAGAATTTAGCAAATGTTTCAGCGTTAGAAGCAACATCTTTCATAACATTACCAACGGCTACACCTTCAGATTCTGCTAAATCTGCTACGGATTGTGCTATATTGGATGCCACATCAAAAGAAGCTCCTGTTAAGTCCATCATTACTTTGTTGAACTTAACGACCTCAGTTCCGGCTACACCCATTTCTTGAGCCATCTTTGTAATGTTCTTAGCATTTTCAACGGTAGCTACTTCCATTGTTCCGAACTCAGTTGCTATTTCTGTTAAATTGACTTTTAGTTTTTCTGAATCAAATCCTTGTAATTTTAAAGAAGCTTCTGCAAATTTTAATTGTATTGCCATTTCTCTGGCTTGTGCAGCAGATACATTTAATTCTGAAGCTGTATCCCTAACTTCTTTATTGAAATTACGAATTGCTATTAGAGCCGCTCCGATAGCTGCTGCAACCGTCATAAATGCAAAAAGTGGGTTAGTGGATAGTGCCACTTTAAGACTATTGAAAGCTGCTTTTATACTTGCTACTGCAGGTGTCAACATACCAGCTGATTTTACACCCTCTTTACCCATATTCTTAAAGTTGTTAACAACACCTTCTTTCAAATCATCACCAAGTTTATCTATTCCGAGTGTTTTTGTTAATAATTCACCACCTGGTAATGAATTAATAAATCCTGTTATACTATCACCGAGTTGTTTAGCTTGGTCCATTTGTTGTTCAGCTATTGGTCCCATTGCTTCTAATTCTTTTTTTCTTTTCTTTGCAAGTTCGTATTCTTTATCCATTATGAGAAAAGTATCTATTGCAGTTTGAGTTCGGTCTCTACCTACTTTAAGTAGCTCTTCTGCTACTTTTTGGTCTTCGGCATTACCACCTCGCCTCATTTCTTGTATTTCATTGAATTCTTTTTCTTGTTGTTGTCGGGCTTTTAGGACAATACTAAATGCAGCATCTCTATTTGCTTTATCTTTGTCGAGTCTATCGGATTGTGCTTTTATAACTTCCGCTACTCCTGATGCGGCATCATTTTGCTTTTCAAATTCTTTTCTTATTTCTACGGCCTTTTTACTGATATCAGTTAAAAGGTCTAAAATAGTTTTTTGATTTTTTACCTGTTCTTTTGTGCTTTCCGCCATTGTGATATTATTTGCTGTTAATGATTAGAAAAAAAATATTATAAATATGCTTGTCGTAAGTTTTTAGCTATTTCAGGATTAGTTTTTTGTAACTTATTAATTCTATCTCTGATATCTTTAGTCAGTTTTTCCATTTCCTGTCTATTCTTTTTTAAAGCAGGGTCTGCGTCAATAGCTTTATCAAGAGCTCTTTTGTTTTTCTTGGTTATTAAACTAATCAATAGTTTACCAATAAACTCTCGTAATACCTGTTTGTTTTCTTTTACAAATTTTCTATTCATAGTTTTTTCCTATCAATAAATATCAAGTTTTAAGATTTTTGAAACGAAGGTCTTGGAATTTGTGGACCATTTTGTTGTGAAGATTTTTTGATTTCCTCTGTTTCTTTTGTTTTAGCATCAATCAACTTTTGAGCATAAAATCTTCTCAAAGGAACTGGCATGTTGTAGAGTTCGTTGTGATTAAACCCATTTCCATAATAGGCGATGTTGAAGAGTTCTTCGTGAATAGCCGCCCTATTACTCGGCGGCTGGCCAAAAAAATTCTAGCCCTAATGGAAGATTCAATGTGTGATTATTACCCTCTTGACTTTCATACTCAAATGTCATATCAACATCTGGTGTAACACTATTAACATATTTTCTGAATTGTCTAGCGTCTAACGCTAAAAATTCATTATCAACAAAATTGTCAATTGTTTTTTGTGTTTTGTCTCCGTCTACTGATTGTATTTGATGTTTTAATCTTGTGGTAAGTTCATATGAAACTCCCGTGAGTTTTTCGACCTTTTTCAATCCTTCTAATGTTTCTTGAATTTGCACTTCATCTCCGTGAGTTAATAGTTTAAACTCTATAACTCGTTTCGAATTAGGTAATTCAAGAGAAAAAAGATTTCCATTTTTTAATAAACTCTCATCTATTTCTTTGTTTTTTAATTCAGACAAATTTACGGTGTATTCTACTCTTTGTTGTGTATCGGGGTCAGTTAAACTTATTTTGTATTCTGCACCATACCCTAATATTCTTGTTCCAATCATAAGTGCGTTTTTATCACCAACTAACATATCATCTAATTTAACATTTGAATCTGCAATTACTGATTCTAATAATTTAGTAATCACTACTCCTTGGTCTATTAGATTGTTTGATGTTAAAATGTCCTCTTCTTTTGCTGTCATATATTTGACATCTATGGTTCCACTACGCAAAGGACTATCTTCGGGATACAATAATCCCTGTGAAGGTAAAGATAGAACTTCAGTAGGAAACCCATACTGACTTTCAGCCATTGTTTACTCCTTGATTAATTAAGATTAATAACTTATTATTTTTTTAAAACTTTTTCTGCACCTGCGATACCGAAACTACCTAATGTAGTGAATAGGAATGAATTGTATACTACATCATTGATAACTAAATCTTTACCCATAAGTCCAGTTACAACATCTGCCATCGCAAACAAAACCATTATCGTAAACGCTCCGAAACCAATTATTGATTTCTCGTTGTATTCATTGTTGTCTTTAAATATTGCCCACATAATTTTTCTCCTTAGAACTCTAATATAGCGTAGTCGTATTGTAATGTTAAGTTTATATCAACTACTTCATTAGATGCGTAGTCTAATGTATTAAAGTTTGCTGTCGTAATAAATGCACCTCTTAAATCCCATTGTTCAATTTTTTCTCCATTAGGACTCAATACATTGAACTTAATATTTTTCTTATATTCAGAAGAGTATCCGTCCACACCTGTTGCTGCTTCGTGATGTTGTCTAATCCACTCATTGACTGCTTGTGCTCCACTTGGTACGATTGGGTCATATAGAGTTATTTCTAATGTTGACCAAGTTGCTTTTCCTTTTACATATCTTTTTGTGTTGATATGGTCAAGAGTTACTGATTCAAACGATACCTGTGGTCTTGCCATTGTTTTGATAAGATATGCAGGAATTCCTTCAATCTCCATAATAAACCTATTTTTCATCTTAGGTTCAAATGGTGTAAAAAATATTTGATTTGGGTCTAAAAATGCCACTTTATTTCTCCTATAAATTAACTCAGTAATAAATATAACAAAACTGAAAAAAGTGTTAGGTAAAACCAATATCTTTTTTGAAGTTTTTTTGAAGTTTTACTTGACATTGTCATTTTTTGTTTGTATATTATAGTATGATTGATGAAATAATATGTGAAGAATGTGGTATTGAAACCGGTGGCTTTTTCCTTTGTGATGATTGCGAAGAAGAAGTTTACGATAGAGATAACCAAGAAGACGAAGAAAATTAATTAAAAAAAAGCTTGACTTTTACAAATAGTATTTGTATATTATAGTGTAAGTTAATTGATAAGGAAAAATATGATTGAAAATAATGAAATAATTACGACCGATACCGAAGGTATTTATATGAGAGATTACCAAGATACTTTGGTAACGAGAGAAATTCCAAATAATTATGGGTATTATAATGACGCTGGTGAGTATGTAGAAAATGGAACATTTACTATTACTCATTATAGATACGCTCATAATCCTATGGAATTGTATGAAGCTAATGTTAATCAACCAAGATTAAATATTATGAATTATGCTAATACTGACCTTGGTGAAGTTGCTCTTTACAAGGGTATTCCTATGATGTATAGATTTAATCCGGTTATTAGAGAAATGATGATGACTGGTAATTATAGAATTAGGTATCGTGGTGGTAGCAAACCACAATATGGTTATGTAAGAAGTCAACACAATACATTGGCTGAATACGCTGATACTTTTGCTATTTATCCTAAATAGTTTTGTGGGTTTTCGGTGACTACATATTTGGAACCGAAGGGTTATGTAGGGTTTCACGACATTAGAAACAACCCTTGTGAGTTAGGTGGTTAAACTCTCAATTTTTCTTTCAGTCATATCATAAACAAAAAACCCCCGAAATCTCGGGGGTTTTTCTTAATCAATATTCCTATTATTCTGGGAATGCTGCTCCTGTTGGTTGAACTACAAAGTCCAATACGATAAATTCAGCAGTTCTTGTAGGTTGGATAAATATCTGTCCTACTAACTGATTTCTATCAACAACATCTGGTGTGTTGTTTGAGTCGTCCATTACTACTCTGAAAGCAGATAGACCTGAATTTGCTTGAACTTGGTCTAAGTATGGATTCACAATGTTTAGGAATCTATTTCTTAGAGCTGATGTGTTTTGTTCAAATACCAAGAATCTTGAAGATGATGCGATAAACTTTCTCAAGTTAATCAACAATCTTCTTACATTGATTCTGTCTAATGCACTTGGTTTACCTTGAAGTGTTTTCTGTCCGAACACTACTACACCTTGACCTGGGAAAGTTGCGATAGGATTAATACGATTTTCGTATAAATCATCTCTTTCCAAGTTGGTTAGTCTTGTTCTTGCTTCTAATACTTCTGTTAAACCACCACGATTTAGACCTGCTGGTGCGAACCACTCTTGTCCAATTCTATCATTTTGTGCGTAAACACCTGGTAGAACTACTGAAGGTGGAACCCAAGTTGGTTTATTCTTCACTTCATCAAGAACTTTAACCCAAGGATAATATGTTCCAACATAGTTTGAGTCTAATGTTTGAACATCATTAATTGCAGTTTGGATAGAAGCTGAATAATGAGAGCCGTCTAAAATAAAGAATGCGTCTGCTCTATCTTCAATCTTATCTATTGCATGGTTTGTTACTGATGAATGAATTGAGTGAATAACACCTGGTAATGCCAATAGGTTAATGTCGAATTCATCTGGATTTGATACCGTGTTGATTGCTCGTTTATAAGCAACTGAACCACTTTTTAGTGCTCCACTTAAATCAAATCCCTGTGTGTTGTTTCCAACAATGTCTGTTCCGGATTTTTTCTCGGTTGCTGGGTTGAACCCGTCAAATCCGTCTTGGAAAGGAACTGCAAATTTTCTTTGTCCTAATGCTGAATTAGTTAAAGAAATCAATGTAGTCGCATCTGCAAATGTACTACCTAATACTGATGCGTCCGCACTTCCTAACATATTTTCTAAACTCATTGACATATTACTACCTGTTCCCACACTTGATGGTAGTGGTTTCAAGTATGCTTGACTATCTTT